GGAACCAGGTAGATCAAATTCATACGCCCGTTGAAATTGACTATTTGATTTGCCGCTGACAGTCGGCTCCGCAACTATGGTATCTACTGCACTGCCTTGCGGTCTTACTGAAATGCGATACGTGACGCTAGTGCTACTGATGTCACCATTGTCTACATTTTGAGACTGCAGCGCAGGATGACTGATAATGACGCGGCATCGTTCAGTGTCTGTGTCATCAATTGTCCGACTAATTGTTCCGATTGCAGTAGTAACCGCAGTATTGACACCAACAGTGTTTTCAGTTGTGCTAAACCCCAGCATTGGGGTCTGCGTTTCATCCGTCCCAGTTCGGCTATCAATCGTGTAGCCGCTGAAATTAAATGTGCCATCCGGGTTTTGGATCGGCGTGGAATCCAAGAAAATATCTCTAGTGGCGCTATTGGGGAACCCTTCAATTTCACCTTCGCCTAACGCATAAACCGTTTTTGCAAAGGCTACAGAGAATAAATTGTTTGCCTCTTCAACACTTCCTCGTGTTGGTGCTACAACGGTGACGTTTTGAACAACATTCTGAACAGATCCGCCGCCGCCTTTGGCGCCAGTGATTTCAGGCAGCTTATTGAGGTCGTCCATTAGAGGAAATTCTGCAGTTCAAGACCGAACGACAGCACCGGCAATGCGCCGATGATGCGCTCACCGTAGAGCACTGGGACAACCTCGCCTTGCAGTGTGTTGGCGTTTGATTTGTCGAACGTAAAAGATCTCAGTTGCTCTTCAGCGCTACGTCCTGCAGTCGGTCCGCCACCTACGGCACCACCAACGTTGGGCATCTTTGGGGTTGGCGTTAGCAGTTCGGCGACGCCACCGAAAATTAGGGAAACACCGATGCCAGCGACTATCGGTACAGCTTGAGCGCCAAGGGTAAATAATCCGCCAGCAAGCAAACCAGCAGGTGCAAACAGAATTGCTGCCGCAACCAATGCCACCCCTGCCACGATTTTGCCAACACCACCACGCCCAGCAGGAATTGGTGCCAGCACCATCCGCTTACTCATTGGCCATAAGAGCTGTTCTTCCTCAAGCCCCATGGCGTGATCAGTCACCACGCGCCAATCAATACCGTTTTCGCCGCTCTCCACCAGATACTGACGTAGCTCTGGGATTTGCACGCACAACGCACGCAATGCTTCCGCTGGTGTCTTCACCGCAAGCTGGAACCGCCGTCCAAATTTCCTACCAACTTCACCCAGCAGCCTGATCGTCACCATTAGCCTGCCCTCCGCACAACCATGTAGGTATTCTCGCGGAAGTAACCGCTGTATGCCGTAAGACCAGACAAGCGATCAACCAAGTGCTGATACAGCATATTCGCGGCGGGGTCTTCCACCACTGCTACGTGGTTGCAACAATCCTGATTGCGGATGCGGAACAGGATCACATCACCGCGTTCGAGTGGCACGGTGACTGGGATACGGATAAAACCTTCGGCAGCAAAATTATCCTCAAAATGCGTAAAACCTCTTGTGTGCCACTCGCCCTCGTATTGCCTGGTGTAATCACCCATGCTCACACCCATCTGCTGCTGATACCAGTCGCGCACAGCGGAGTAGCAGTCATAAACGCCATAGTTCCAAGGGCGACCGACTAAACCCGCAGACTGCCGTGGATCAAGCCAAAATGCCTCGCCACTGGCGCAATTCCACAAGGCGTAGGGCAAATTCAGCGCTTTGCAGGCTCGTATATCGGCTGGGCTAAATCCGCTGTAATTGTCGTGGCTGTGCCAGCAGGCTGCAGCATCATCAAAGTAGTCAGCCGTATCTTGGGCGCTGATCGTGAACTGATCCGGCACCGTGCTTGTGTTTTTGCACTCGACTACCGTGCCATCGACAAGAATGAACCCGCACGTTTCGCGTGGGTATGCGCGTTCTGCATAAGTCCGCATTGCGAGGCGTTGCTCGGCGGTAAGCGGATTTGACCACGTAGAGAGTGCCATCAGCCTTGCGAATCCACCAAGCCAGGAAAGCCACCAAACGGTAGACGCGATCCAGCGCCAAAACGCAGCCTGCAGCTACTCAGCCGTTTGCCACATACGTCGTCTGCCAGAGTCGGCTGAGGTACATCGTTGGCGTTCCAGTAAGAGCTGCCGTTGTAGTGGCAGCCGATGTTGCTGCGGTACACCCATTGGCATTGCTCACGCAACAAACGGCGACCAGGCAAACTGCGCCCTTCCAAATCGAATGGCACCGTCAACTGGAACGTAACCGTCAGCTTGTTTTCGTTGGTTTTTTGTTCAACAACCCACTCGTCCGGTCCCCAGTAGGCGTCAGGGTCAGCGCCGGGTTCGCCATCGAGGTAGGTGGTCAGCGTGCGGATGCGCTGCACCGTGGCGCCAACCAGATCCTCATAGGTGTTGGTCAAGAGAGTGATCCCAAGACCGACGTTGGCAAAGGTGATACTGGGACGCTCCAGTTGCCCGCTGGTGTTCAGCTCAAAGCCGTTCGCTTGCAGCGGCAGTGCGGTATAAGTGTTGCCGTCGTAGACAACATCATTGCCGTTGGTTTGCGTCCAGTTACAGAAACGGTAGATCGCTGGCTCAGTTGAGCCAGCAGGCAACAGGATGGTGATGTCAAGCGTGAAAAGGTCGACGACCTCGGGAAGCTGTGTCTGAAATGTCGGAGCGATCGGCGGCGTCTGCGTCATACGTACACCTGCAGCAAGTTAAACGATAAAACAAAATATTTACAGCTAATAAAGCTAAACTCCCAGCCGTCCTCGATAATGTATTTACGTGGCGATAGCGTCAGTGACACCGTTACGTCAGTCAGATCTGCGATCGTTACAGAATCGAGGCGCCCAGTAGCAAGGTTGGCAGTGTAGTCGATCGGCCTCGTGTAGCCAGTGAGCGCCAGCGAGGAAAGATTCGTGTAGCCCAGCTGCAACACGCCAGATTCAAACTGTCCTGTAAACGTCTTGGTCGCATTAGGTGGCGTCCAATCAAATGCCTGCCCTTTCTGCCTATAAAGGTAAGACTCGATGCCGTATGCCTGATCCTCGTCCAGCGGTCCGGTATTACAAGACCACCGCTCCTGCTGAGCATTCAAGCCATCAGTTAAGATCTGTGAATAGCCATCGCCAAATTGCACGCGCTGCGCACGCACGGTGCGGCGCGCAGTGGCGTCAATCGACACCGGCATATTGTTCAGCGTGATGAAAGCAGTCATCTCAAGACGCCTCCACCGCGCTGTTCATTGACCAATGTAGCAAGCACGATCCCACGCACCTGACTGGCAAGTTGCTTTTGCGCTGAGGGCGACAAATTCTCACCTGTGTTCTGCACGGTAATGTTGATCTCACCAACATTTACGCCGCCACCACCAGACACCCCCAGTCTGCCATCCCGTCCACGTTTCAGCGGAATAATTGCTTCAGGGCCAGCTTCACCCATCAAGCCAAAGCGACCGGTGCCGCCATCGGCATATTTGAACAGGGTGGGCTTGTTGACGATGCCGCCCATTGCGAAGGGTTCAATTCCGTTTTTACTGACGACACCGCCATTTGCTAATCCAAAGTTAGGTCCAGCTGTTCCTAGGCCCGTAGTAGGGTCAAAATATCCCTTTCCAGCAAAGCTGCCACCACCTTTTGCTCCAGGCAGCAAACCGACGACCTGATTGAGAATCGCCATCACAATCATCTTTTGGATGATCTGCGCTGCCATATCAAGGAAGTAATTCGCCAGATTCTGGAAGAAGCTCGCAAGCGCCTCCTGAGTCGTGGCACTTCCGTTGATCACGCTTGCAAACGACTGACTAAACGCCTCGCCAATTGCATTTGCAGCACCGACGACCTGATTGATGGGCTTGGTCAGGTCATCCAGCTCACGCCTCACAATTGCAAGCTGCGACTGCAGACTTTCTGCAAAGGTGGGGTTGATTTCGCGACGGAAGAGATCGACGCCAGTTTCTATGCGTGCGCCGGCGCCTGGCACACCACGATATGCCTCTTCAAGCCGACGACGCTCGCGTTCAACTCGCAAGCGGTTGTATTCTTCCTTGGTAATCAGACCAAGCTCGTAACGCCTATCTTCCAGCTCTTGGTTGAGGGCGCGGTTGAGCTTTTCACGCTCCTTTTCTAAATCGCGCTGGGCTTTTATTTCTTGTGTATTTAGCTTCTGCTGGTCGTATTGAATATTAAGATCTTCAATTATGTTTTGCTGCATTTGTTGAACAACTTTTTGCACATCAAGCCCTTCGGCTAATCCCTGCTTGCGCAGGTCTTCAAGTTTTTTGTTTTCACTGGCCAATGCAGTAGCCCTGATATCCAAATCAAGGCGTTGATTTGCAATCTCAGACAACTGCATTTCAGAGCTTAAAGCGCCAGCTTGAATGGCACTTTGCTTTTCTTGTTCAATCCGAATTTTTTCCTCAAGTGCAAATTTTTTTAGCGTATGATCTTCCGCTTTAAGCAGCATCTGCAGTTGTTCGTCAAATTGACGCTGCGCTTCTCGAGCTGCCTTCTCTGCCGCGCGCGCTGCCTTTGCGGAGTCTTTAGCAAGAGTGTCACCGCCCGCAACGACAGCGCCTCCATCGCCTCCGAATTGAG